TGTTTTCTTGATTCCATACGTATACCGGTTCTTTTAGTAATTCGAACGATTGCATATAAATGCAAATCTTGCAGTGCTGATTCTTGTCTTCCTTCAGTGTGCCCTCGTTGTATAAACATTCCGGTCTAGTCGCGAGTTGTTTCTTTATTACTTTGCCGCATGATCCACTCCAGCCCTCCATGGCTTCGTATTTATCTTTGTAGTTTGGCTCGAAGCATGGGCTTGTCTTCCTGGCTTTGAACTTTGCCATCCCGACGAATAATACGTCCGGCTTTCTTTGCAGCTTATCGTTGATTTTCATCAGTGCGTTTTCATTTGCTAGCCAGTCGTCGCTATCGACGTAGTAGACATAGTCGACGTCATCACTCAGGTGCAGGTATGCTTCGTTCCTGGCACCTCCGTTCAGTCTTTTTTGTTTTAGCTCGACAATCTTATGCGGTGCTTTTAATAATCTTTTAGCTATTTCCACCGAGTCGTCGGTTGATACGTCGTCCACGAATACTATTTCAAAGTTTTTATAAGTCTGCCCGAGTATGCTTTGCAAACATTTTTCGAGAGTGTGACCGTAGTTAAAGTTTGGCACTATAATTCCAATTTTATAATTTTCTTTTTCGGGTAGCTGCTTGTAGTCCTTCTCGGTGACCTTTGCTTTCTTTATGCAGTCTACCTCGTAGTCAGTCAGGTTGATTTCCACGAATGGCGCTCTGTCGTATTTTACGCATTTTATTTTAAGTGGCAGCAGCTCGTCCAGTTTTTCATCTTCGAATAAATAAATGTATTGATTTCCGTCGTCTGTGACTGCTTTTGAATATGAATTTTTGTCGACTGCTATTTTCATGTAATCACCTAATTTGATTATAGCATAGCATTAAAAAAAGGACAAATCGTCCCCTTTTATTTTACTAGCCACGCATACTCCACGTCGCGATCCCTGCAGTCGAACGTATCATAAATGACGCCGTTTTTGCTGCATACTATGTGCCCGGGCATAGTTATAAGAAGTGTGGAATTAGGAAACATGCCGGATACCTGGCCTACCGTTCCTCTTATTCCGTCGAGTGGTGTGTATGTTCGATCTAGATAATTAATTACGAAGTATTTTTTGTCTAGTAGTGTTCCTTCTTCCTGAGCTATATCGCTTAGGTAATTATATACAAAGTCCCACGACTTATCCGTGGCGCATGAAATTGCGCGGATTACGCAGTCATCTTCGTATTTATTTAGCGCGTTTGCATTGTAGTATTTGTACATGCTACATCATGCTTCTTTGTAACGCTTCTTGTAATTGTTGTTTTTGTTGTGGTGTTTCTGCTTCTTCATGTAGCACGCGTATAAAGTCTTCTAGGGCTTTTACCATGTAGTGGAACGACTTATCTGTTTCTTCGCCTGCGCCGTATCTGTTGCGTGATTCTTGATAGCGTCCGTATTCACCAGCCATTCTGTCTATTTCTTCATCGCCACGGTATCTCATGTCGCGTCCGCGTCTTCCGTATTCACCATATGATCCTTCGCTGTAGTTGCCGTATCCGCCCCTACCATATGCGTCATATCCCGGTCTTCTTCCGTAGTAGTATCCATAGTTCCCATAGTTCATATTCTCATCCTCCTTTGCTATGTGGTTTATCTTTGTTAGTTTGTATAAATAGTCGAGGTTTGTATTTGTTATCCCCTCGTCTAGTATTTTATTTATGCTTTCTTTAGTCTTTTCTTCTAGCTTCTGGTGCATTTGTTATCCTCCCTCCTTTTAGGATTGTGAGTATCTCCTCGTTTTGTTTTATTATCTTTTTGAGGTATTTCTCGTCCTGATTTTGTAGTTCATTCATTAGGTCGCCGTTGTTATAATCCCTGAATAAAATTTCCAGACTTATCAGCTGGAGTACCAGTGATAAATTGTCGACCCTATTCATTAGGCTATCTTTTCAATGATTAAGTTTGCGTCTTTAATTGTAGGAATTTCTGTCGTTTCTGTTGGAATTCCGCCGATGGCTGGTAATGAGCCCACACTTATTGTTGTATTAACTCTTGGGCATACTCTTATAATTTTTGTGAATGAAATATTTGAGTAGTCGCCGGCTGTTGCTATCGCCGCGTCCATCTCGGTTCCCTCGATATCGGATCCAGTGCTAGTTTTTAGTGCGAGCGCCACGTTTCCTGCTGTTGTGGCTGTGACGTTGGCATTAAATGAAATTTTAAATGTTCCGCCGCCTATAATTGTGAAGTCGTTACCTCCTGGCATGTATTGTAACCATCCGCAGCAGTTAGCTGAGCGACTTCTTAAATCTACGGTGTCAAAGTTTATATTATCTATGTTGCTTGTTAGCACCTCTGGTGTTATTTGTAGTGCTTGTATCATTTTCTTTTCTCCTTTCTTAAATTAAAAAGAGACAGGACTTGCCTATCTCTGGGTTAGCAAGTTCTCGGGTTTCGAGCTCGTCGTGTGACTCTTTGCTTAGATTAAATTTGTAGTGTATCCGCCGCATCCGCATCCACCGTTATTACATGTGAATATTGGAGTACGTCCGTATACTGGTGTACTTGGAACTGGGCAGTTGCTTAGTCTGTTGTATAATGCGTCGACCTCGCGTTCTTGTCCTTCACGTAAAGTAGCAGTTTGTGCGATTTGACTAGCTTGTAGGTCTTTCATTAGAATTTCTCTTTGTAAGTCCACAATCTTTTCATTCTTCGCGTCGATCTTGTCTTGGCATAATTGGTCTAGTATGCGTTGTGTATTCGCAGTTTGATTTGTTATTATGTCACGGCTTACCTCGTTGATTAATTGTCTATCAGCGCAGTTTTCACTTATAATTGTTGAGTTTAAGTTTGCAGTTGCTAGACGGTTTTCGCAGCAGCAATTTGCTAGTTGGCTACTTAAATTAAACATTTGATTCATGTCTGCCATTTGTCTATTGCTTGCTGCTATTTCAGCGTTGTAAAAGCCGTTACTTACGGTTTGGTTCATGTCAGCGCAGCAGTTACATAATTGATTACTTAGTGCTGCGATTCCGTCGCGTGTTCCTTCTAATTGATTACTTAGGTGTAATGTATCGAAGCCGTTATTTGTGTTAGTCATTATGTCTTTTTGACCGTTTGATAACCACGCAAAGTCGTTATTGTTTCCGCCTCCAAAGAAGCCACCGTTTCCATTATTGCCGTTCCAAATTAAAGCCAATAATACAATAAGCCAGATGGCATCTCCGCCGAACATGCCGCCGTTTCCAAATCCGCCGCCGTTACCGAATACTGGATATGGATATGTGAAGCCTGCGTTATTGTTTGTGGCTAGGTCTACTGTTGGAACTATTCCGCTGTTTCCGTTCATCGTGTTTCTCCTTTCTAATCTTTTTATATCAATGCTTTATTTTGCATTAATACCATAGTTTTTTAGTTGCTCGGGTGTTACTCCGTAGCCACTTGCAAATTTCGCGAACTTTTCCATTTGCTCGGGTGTATAATTACCCGTCAGTTCTTTTAGTAATTCCTGCGGGTTATTTTGATTTTTTATTAGGTTTTGTACTTGGTTGTATGTCCCCGGGTTCTTCGCTTTTATCTGCATTAGTATCATTTGTAATGGATTCATTCTTTATTTCCTTCCTTAATTCTTCGAGCTGCGCCTGTAGTAATTCTATTTTTATGTCCTTCTGGTCTTTCGGCACTATCTCAGTTAGCTCGTAGGTTTTTATTTCACCCCTCGTGTTCTTTATCCACACTACTGTCATGTCAGGACTGAAGTATGGGGTGTCGCCTACTACTGTTTCGCGTTGCACCTCGTCCATGCTGCCTGCGTATTTTACTATCTCGCGGCTTGGTGGTGTAAGTTGGAAGTTTTGGGTTAGATTTGTGGGAGTAACCTGTGGCTGTTGTTGGATATGTTTCTTCATCGCTTCGAGCTGTGCGATCTGGTCATTTATCCTATCCACATTAGGTTGTGTGCTGAATATTGACCCGTATGGATTTCCTATCATTTTATTTCCTCCTAAAACATGAAAAGAGACAGCATAGTCTAAGAATTTTTAGGTTCTTGCTTCTGCTATCTCCTTTCGCATTCATTGTCCCATGTTTCCTGGGTTTTGATTTGCAAAAAAAAAGCAATTATAAAAGCATCATGACTTTGTATAATTGCATGCGGTAGTATTTTTCATATAAGTCTTTTATCTTTCTGATCTCGTACCCAATGGTTCTTTGGCTCGCGCCTATCTCCATGCTAATCTTTACGATTGACTCTTTTTTTATCATCATGTCGAGAATTCTGATCTGTTCATCGGTCAGCGTGACGTGGCTTATAAAATCATTATAAATTTCTCTTACTTTTAGTTTCTCTATCATTTCCATCAACTCGCGACCTATAATACCCTATTTTTCTTTAAGTGGAATGCATAGTTAATGCAAATAAACGCTAGTTAACGCAAATAAACGCAATTTTTCGGTTTAAAAAAAATACTTGTTTATTTTGTTGTATATTTCCTTCTTCCTGTAGTTAATTGTGCGCGGCGAATACCCGGTTTTTATCGTGATAGCTTTTATCGGTTCGCCCTTAAGACATAAATCCAGGATGGTTTTTTCCTTCTTGCTTTCCTTCAGGATCCCTTTGCGAAGTATAAAGTCGTAGGTTTCCTGGGGCATATCGAAGTAATAATGCTGTTTTTTCATCTTTTTCCCCCGTTCTGGAAGGCTATAATAAATGAATTGTGGGTATAAGTAAATAAAAAAAAGCGCCGTAGCGCCTATTTTTGAATGGGTAGTTGCATAATTTCCGGGTATAACTCGTCCACATAACTGTTTCCGTTCATTCTTTTATATTGTTCGTGCAGGTATGTTACGTTTTCTCTCTCGTATTGTGGTATGCTACCTATCTCTTTGTATTTGTAATAAATCTTTGTTATGCTGCTTCTTAATAAGCACTTTAGGGCTTCTTCTTGTACCTGGTCTTTTTCTTTGTACGATCTTATCTTGGCTGTGAAGTATCCAAGCGCGCCTGTTGCTATAAAGCTAATAACTGATATTAATACTTTTATTACTATGTCATTCATGTTGCCTGCCCCTTTTCTATTGTGATTATAACACCGGTTGTTATTTTTGACAAATTACGCCCTGCGTCGTTTCCCGTCATCAATTCTCTTTTTCATTTGTATTAAAAAGTATATTTTTTCATCCAGGATTTTTCCACAGTTTAGGCATACACCGTATTTATTTAAGCGCATACGCTCGTTGTTATACTGGCAGTGTGGACATGTAAAATAATTTTGCTTTATAAAATCTGCGCGTTCTTCTGGTGTTCTATTTGCCATGTTGTCCCTCTTTCAGTTTGACAGCTATTCTTTGATATCCGCTGACGCGCATTCTGTTCATCTTGGTTGGCAGTCCGGCTGCTTCGCTCGCTTCTTTATACTTGCGAGTAAGCACGGTGATGTTTTTTTGTGCTTGATCCACGATGTCTGGTTCGTCGGCTTCTCGTGCCATTATTTGAATGTCTTTTTGGCGGCGCACAGCTGTTTCCAGTTGTCGTTGGAGCTGTGTTGCTTCGTACATGGTGTACTCTTTGCCGTCGTATGTAATTGTCTTTTTGCTGTCTTCCACAATCTTTTTTAGTTGTTCGTCGGTGTATTCCGGTTCGCTCACGCCGAGAATAATTGCGAATATGTAATGATAGCAGTTGTATTCGCTTATTGAACGTCTATCGCGGCCTGTTTCTTCGGATTCCGCCGGGAAGAATACGCCGTCGTAGCTGTGGCTATCCTCGTCGGTTTGGAATTTTTCGAATTCGCTTTTTTCATTTTTGCTTGGTCTTACGTTACTGAATTGTCGCCCCTGAACCTCTGCGTGATCTGGTGCTGGGTTTAAGTGCACGCTGATTTCTACGCCGTCCGCATCAAATTCCTCGCCGAATTGTTCCTCCATCTTATTGTGGAGATTTCGAAGTGCCCCGCGCATTTGCATTTTGATGGCGCTGTCGAGGCGCATTGACCTGCCGCTCTCGTAATTGTACGATTTTAGTCCGCTACCGCCGATTTTCTTGACTAGCCTTTGTATTTCATCAGCCATGTTGCTTTTGCCCTGTGATACGCTCATTACGGCTGCATCTATCATGTCGTTATATGCTTCTTTTAGCGGCTTGAATGTTTTTTTGCCTTTTAAGTCAGTCATTACAAGACCCACGGCGTTATTACTTGTTATTTCCACATACTCTTTTGCGGTGTCTGCTGCTAGGGCTTTTACTTGCGCTTGCAGCACAGTGTTTTCATCGTACGGTATGTATTTCTTGCCGCGGTATTCATAGAATTTCTTGGCGAACTCGTAGTCACGCTTGGCTACCTCCTGGAATATTTCCTCGATGTCCTTCAGGTTGAGTTTTGTTACCTGGGCTAGCTTTCGCATGATCTTATCGTAGTCGCCCCCGTATTTTATTATTTGCTCGAGTCTTCTGGCCTCGCTCGGAGTCACGGTTTTTATTTTCTTGATGGTTTTACCCATCTCTTTTATTACGTATGTGTTTGCTTCTTCTATGCGGCTCGTTAGTCGCTCGACTACTCTTTCTAGTATTTCGTCCGTTAGCATAGGCTACCACCTCGCTATTCTTCTATTGTTTCTGGCTTTGTTCCTAAAAGGTCGGCGATGTTTGGATCCTCGGCCTTTATTGCCTCGATGGCTTGCATTGCGATTTCTTCAGTTTCACCGAATATTTTTTCGCGGTATTCTGCTTTGCTTATAAGCCCGGCGTTTACCTCACGTAGAGCTCTGCTGCTCTCGGCTTCTTTGTCCTCCACAATACTATCATCAAATTGTACCACCATGTCGTCGGTGTCGATGTTGTATTGGCCGAATTCGCTGGATGCATAGCATAGCGCTGTTATTAAATCGTAGATAGCACTTTCGTATCCAATTTCCAGTTTTTTCTTTCTCCTGAATAATTTACTATTACTTGAAACTACCGCAGTGGCTGTTGATAGGTTTGATCCATCGAAGTGGTAGTGATTTTCGCCGAACCCTACTTTGCTTCCCAGAATGTTTAGGTTTGTATTAAGCGTATTGATTTGCTTGTCAGTTCTTAAATCGTCGCTGTCGCTTTGTATTAAGTCATCTTTCGTTGCACCTGAAGGTAGCACGTATACTGTTGTATCCTCCGGGTCGAATGTTAACTTTTGGATGCCATTGTCGTAGTTTAGCATGTCGGCTCTTACGAATGTACGGCGGCGCCCATCTTTTATTTCGTTCTTTAATGCGTCGAATGACATGTCCACAGCTTTTAGGTTGTCTATTGCGTTTGCATAGTGTGGGATACCGAATGGGCTATTTGTGAATAGGTTGTTTGTTAGCAGCGGTTTAAAAATCGCAAACCACTTTTTGTTTGATCTGGTGTCAAAGTCTGTTAGTGTGTTTTCATCAGTGATTTCTGTTAGTGCCCCGTTTGTGTCGCTGAATAAATGATTATAAATGTGGTAATTTCCGTCATCGGCTATCTTGTGAACGGATAGGATTATGTATTTGCGTCCGTCCCTGTATAAAACACTACCGAATGCGCACTCGCTTATGCCTGTGTTATCCCAGCTTAGCGGGTAGATCCAGTCAATGTCTATCATATCAATTCTTGTCTTGGCTTCTGATACGTCGAGCGAGATGTTGTCGGCTTCGTCGCCTGATACTTTTATATCGTATACTCCAACGACTGCAGCGGCTGTTCCTAGTGCGCCTGATTTTTCAATTGATGAATTGATTAATGTATAAACGTCTAATTTGTCGATTAGCTCGTTTAGCTCAGCTTGCGAGTTCTCGTCTTTTAATGAAATCTCACATTTTTCACTCCATAGAATGTCTGACCAGTCTTCACTTATTTCTTTGGCCATATTCATTGTAAATCTTTTTTGTTTTACTTTTTTGTTTCCGTTGTAGATAAAGTAGTTATGAAAGTCGCGAACGTTTCCTTCGTACCATGACTTCCATTGTGTGATGTAGGTTTCTAGTGCTTTTTTTGTTTCTTGATTGTAATTGTATGTTTTTGTTAGGAAATCTTCCAATTTCATTTTTTGTCCCTCCTGTTTTATCCTGTTATATTCATCATCAGTTTATCATAAAATGCAAACATGCTGTATTCGCTTGCGTCCAGGTCGTCGATTGGCGTTGTCCCATCGTCTAGTCTTTCGTCCTGGTGTTTCTCGTCCCACAGTGCTTGCGTGTATGCCTCGATTAGGTATTTGCACTTGCGGAGTATAAATCGGCGGTTCTGACCGAATAGGTGGCAGTCCAGTTCGATTCTGTCCACAATTCTTCCTTTTATGCAGTCGGCTACTTGCAATGGCACGCCGCTTTTTTGTAGGTAGCGGTTGAGCCCGTATGTTATTACCTGGCCGAGTGCCCCATAGTCGGCGAAGCAGTGCGTTACTTTGCCGTAGTCCTGAACGACGCGATTGTAAAACTCCACGAATTTTTCGTACATCTCATCCGGTGAGTGTAGGCCGCTCAGTTTCATTTCGTCGAGCGTCCAGACTTGCCTAAAGAATGGAGTTATACCTGTTGCTTTGAATTCGGTTTCGCCCTCGGTTGCCCCGTAGTCGATACCGATGGAGATTATCATGAAGTTCAGCGGGTTGCCGTCTTGATCCACCGGTTCCTCCCGAATGTATGCGCTCGGATTATCTGCAAATTGTCGGTATATGATTCCCTCGGCATTTTTCCACAGTCCTAGTATTAGGCGGTCGTAGTAAACGGTGCCCTCGTATTCTTTGCATAGGTTGTCGATGAACTCCTGCGTTAGGAATGGGTTATCAAAGATTGTATAGTGCTGAACGTAAACGTCCAGGCCTTTTTCGTCGACCTTATCGAGAAAGTCTTTTTTTAGCCAGTGGCTTTGGTTCTCCGGGTTTAGTGCCCCGTCAAAGCATGAGTACGGTTTGTCCAGTGAGGCTTCTATCATGATGAAGACCTCCTGGTTCCACTTGGCTATTTCGTCGCCGTATCCGTATTTGATTGAGGTACCCTGTATCTTGCTGACCTGGCTTGTTTTTTCACAGCCCAGGCAGTATACCTCCTCGCCGAATAACTTGGCCACGTTGCTGCTGTTGATGGTGCCGATTAAATCCTTCCCGTACATTTGGCGCATCGGCTGCAGTACGTTTCGCTCGATGGTTCCCTTTGAAACCCCGAAGATGCAGTATAAGCCGTCAAGCTCGCGGCGTTCTAAAATTCTCGCCGGTATCATATAAAAATCATCGAGGTATGTTTTTCCACATCGTCTTGCCCCGACTTTTAAATTAAAACGATGTGTCGCGTTTCTGATGTATTCCTTTTGTTTATCACTTAGTAGTGTCATTTGTCAGCTTCTTCTTTTACTTTTGCTAGTAACTCCTCGACCTTCGTAATCTCGCGGGCTTTCTTATCTTCCTGTGCCTCGCCGAGTTCGCCGAGCGTTTCTAGTATGGTGCGGTAGGCTGCCGGGTTGCCATTCATCGCGCCTTTTAATAGGCCGAGCGTGGCTAGTTCCTGGTATGTTTTTCCGGAGCTATTTGTCATTTTTAGGCACGCCTCGAGCATCTCTCGCATTTTTTTTCGCTCTTGTCTTGCTTTTCCGCTCGCAATTCCGCCGGCCTTCTGTTCTTCTAGTGTTAGCTTGTGGCCGCCTTCTACGTTTCCTGGTATTAAATTTTCAATTGTTGCCATCTTCCCGACCTCCTTCCTAT